CAAAGCTAGGGCCAGACAGTTAGCAAACAGAGAACCTTTGTCTAGAGATACAATCGCTAGAATGGCATCTTTTAAAAGACATCAACAACATGCAGATGTTCCATATTCAGAGGGTTGCGGTGGTTTAATGTGGGATGCATGGGGTGGTACGGCAGGAGTTGAATGGGCGATAAGAAAATTAAAAGAAATAGATAATGAATAGTATATTTACATAAAATTTTCAATTATGAAAGGATTATTGGAATACAAAAACTATAAAGCCGAGATTAAGGACATGGATCCCGAAAGGATGACTGTTACCGGTTACTTTGCGAGTTTTGGGAATATGGATTATGATGATGATATTATCATGCCCGGCGCAGCGACAAAGACAATTGCAGAACGCGGCCCGATGGGATCAAATGAGATATTCTTTTTAAATCAGCATAACTACGCACAACCGCATGGTAAACCAATGGTTTTAGAGGCGCAGGAGAAAGGTATTTACTTTGAAAGTAAGATTGCACCTACAAGCTACGGAAAGGATGCAATGATTCTTTATGCAGAGGGTATTGTTGTTCAGCATTCCATTGGGTTTAGTACGATTAAGTCAGACTATGATCAGCAGACAGGAATGAGAATGATTAAAGAGATTAAGTTATACGAGGGATCAAATGTAACTCTAGGAGCTAATCCAAATACTCCATTTACAGGATTCAAGTCCTTGACAATGGCAGAGATTAATGACCAGATTGGTAAAATGATTAAGTTACTAAAAGATGGTAGCTTAACGGATGAAGGCTTCGGCAGATTGGAAATTGCATTAAAGCAGTTCCAATTAGAGGCTTTCAATTTAGGAAAAAATTCACTATTAGGTAAAGAGCCGGTCAAATCCACTCCTAAAACTGATGAGCCGAATATATTAACAAGTTTAATTAACGTCTTAAAAAATTAGAAATGGACAATTTAGAATTAAAGGCTCAGGAGTTGCTAGATGCAAACAAAGCCAAAACATTAGATGAAGCAAAGACTATCATCGCAAACGCTATCAGCGAAGCTACAAAGGCAGCTGATTTAAAGCTAGAGGAATTGCAAAAATCTACATCTGTTAGAATTGATGCAATGGACAAAGCATTGTTAGAAGCGCAATCACAAGCTAACAGAATAAAAATGGATGCTAAAGAAGCAAACCCAATTTCTTTCAATCAAGCATTTGCTACTGCTATGGATGAGAACTCTGATAATTTGGAGAAATTCCGTAGAAAAGAAATCAAGCAGTTTGCAATGGAATTAAAGACAGTTGGCGATATGTCATTAGCTAACATTACTGATCTTGCTGCTGCAAACGTGCAGATGCTACCAGGTATCATTCCTGCTGCGCCACGTAAGTTGCACATTAGATCATTGTTACCTACTGGAGTTATGACTACCTCTGCAATTCACTATCTTCAAGAGACAGGATCAGAGGGATCGGTATCTCCGTTCTTAGATAACTCTGGAACAAAATCACAGATTGATTACGATTTGACAGAAGAGGTTGCACCAAGTGAGTTTATCGCAGGATTCTTGCGGATTACTCGCAAGGCTTTAGATGATATCTCAGCTATGCGTTCTTATCTTCAAAGCCGCTTGTTAGAGCAATATTTAGATGCAGAAGATAATCAGCTATTGAATGGGACTGGTGTATCTCCGCAGCTAGGTGGTTTAATTACTAACGCTGAGGCTTACTCAGGATTTCGTACTATTCAGGTTGAGAAGTTGCTAGATTCAATTGCACAAGTTGAAAGCAATAACCACTCTGCAAATGGTATCTTGTTAAGTCCAGAGCAGTTTTATGCTTTAATGCTTACTAGAGGAACTACTAATGACTACACCCTTCCAGGTGGAGTTGCAGTTGATCTTGTAAATGGTCAGTTGTTTATCTCTGGAGTTCCTATCTTTAAGTCTACTGCAATGAGTGATTCTAAGTACATCGTTGGAGACTGGGCAAAAGGTGCGCAGCTATTTGTACGTGAGAATCCTATTGTAAGATTCTTTGAGGAAGATGGTACTAACGTTCGTGAGAACAAGATTACAGTTCGTGTTGAAGGTAGAATTGCTTTACCTATCTACTATACTGATGCATTTGTGACTGGTTCACTTAATGCTAATCCAAGCTAACTTTTTTAGTGTTTATGGGGAAGCCTGTCGAGAAATCGGCAGGTTTTTTTTGTTTCATTAAGTTATTAAAATAAATTATATTTGTTTTATGAAAAGGGTAATCAATTTCTCAGGTGGTAAAACATCAGCATTAATGACTATTCTTTTAAAGCCAACAGAAAACGATATTGTTTTATTTACAGATACAGGCAGAGAGCATCCATTAACATACAAGTTTATAGATGACTTTGAGCGTAACGAAAATATAAAAGTGCATAGAGCAGAATACACTCATAAAAAAGCTCCAGGATTAAAAGGTTTTGATGCATTAATTGAGTACAAAAGGTATGTACCAAATAGAGTGCAAAGAATTTGTACGGCAGAATTAAAGATATTAACTGCTAAAAGATATTTAAGAGATTTAGGTATTAGAACATTTGAGAATTATATAGGCTTTAGAGCAGATGAAGAAAGAAGAGTAAATAATTACAATAATCAATACAAAAAGGTATACCCAAAATTTCCTTTATTTGATAGAGGAGTTAATAAAGAAATGGTTAATCAGTATTGGCTAACAAGATCATATACTTTAGAGATACCATCAATTTTAGGTAATTGCGATTTATGCTTTTTAAAGGGTAAGGATAACATAATAAAAATTATGCAACACTTTCCTGAGTTAGCTCAGAGATGGATTGACGATGAAGCAAAAGTAAAAGATATGGGCTATAAAAAAGGCAAAGCAACTTATTTTAATGGGATAAGTTATGCCGAATTATTTAGATCAGCACAATCTCAAAAATCATTATTTGATTTACAAGATGCTTTGCCAGTTTATGATTGTTCATGCACTAATTAATATGTTCAAAGCCAACTTTATAGGTCAAGCAGGATTATACAAAAATCAGGAGTATGTTATCTGCATTGGCGTTATAAATGGTTGGATTCATGTGCGAAGAAAGTGCGGAGCAGGTCGCGTAAATTACCCATCAATATTAGAGTTCCTGAGAGATTGGGATAACATCCGTAAAATATGAGAATTTTCCATTTAGGATTAATGGTTGCGCCACCTCCTAATGATTCGGCACGTAAAGCCTTTATTGCAAATTGTGATGATTACATCGAACTATCAACAGGCGCAAAAGATGTAAACCAAGAGGCGGTTAGGATTGCCAGAGAGTTTAGGCCCGATATCATCTTTATGCAGATTCAATCACCTAACATTATACATATTGAAACAGTTAAAGCTATGCGTGAAACAGGCGCATGGATTTGTAATTGGAATGGCGATATAAGAGATGAAACGCCAAAATGGATGATTGACATGGCGCCTCATATAGATAAGACTTTGTTCTCTAATATGCGAGATGTTGCAAACGTAGCGAATGGCGGATATTTAGAGATAGGTTACGATCCTGAGATATACAAGCCAGAGGGCGAGATAGGCACTTGCAGAGAGATTTCATTCTTTGGTAATAATTATGGAGGCGATAAATTTCCGCTTAGCAGGTTGCGAATAGACATGAATACGATGCTACATAAGCATTTTAACGATAGGTATGGTGTTTATGGAAACAACTGGTTTAATGTAGCCGGTAACTATAATCATTCACAAGCTGAGGAGTCAAAAGCATACAGAGGTACTAAGATAGCTATTAACCTAAGCCATTACGATGAAGATTCTTATAGCTCAGATAGAATTTACAGAATATTAGGCTCAGGGGCTTTTTGTTTATGCAAGGCTTATCATAATATGCCTTTTATAGATCATGTTCACGTAAGGACATGGAATAGCCTTTATGATTTAATGGTATTGCTAAGATACTATCTGGATGACCATAAAGAGGAACGGGATCTAATAGCCAAGCAAGGCAATGAGTTTGTCAAGGCTAATTATACATTTGATAACATGATAAAGAATTTAATTAAGATATATGAGCAAAATTAAGGTGTTGGGTTTTATGACTATTCATTACGCAGGTGATTACTTGCGCGAGGCTTTGATGTCTGTTGTAGAGCATGTGGATAAAATGGTTATTGCTTATAGCATGATGCCAAGTCAAGGTCATGGAACGCTATTAAGATGCCCTGATTCTGAGGGTTATATATTTAGCATTTGTCAGGATGTATTAAAAGATAAATTAATCTGGGACAGAGCAGACAGATACGGAGCTGAGAATGACCATAGATCTGTCAAGTATAAATACTCTGAGGGTTATGATTTGGTTTTGACAGTAGATTCGGATGAGGTTTATAAATCCGATGAGTTACAAGCCTCTTTTGAATATGCTTACTGGGGCGTACATAGGTTTTATGGCATTGATGGCTTTATAAACTTTTGGCGTTCATTTAACTATGCATGTTATGATGGATTCAGACCGATACGATTAGAGAATTTGCATAGAAAAGAACATACTCAGGATTTAAACTTAAAACAGACTATCTTTCATTTTAGCACCTGTCAGCCAGAGCCGATTATGAGATACAAGTATAATGTTTTCGGTCATGCTCACGAAGTTAGAAAAGACTGGTTAAATGATATTTACTATAAATGGAAACCTAATAACCAATTTGATGATGTGCATTGTGTGGCGTTTAACCTTTGGAATCCTGTTAAGTTTGACAAATCAGTTTTACCAAGCTATTTAAAAAGCCATCATAATTATAACAAAGTGTTAGTATGAACGCAGCTATTATTATTGATGACCGAGAAGATGTGGCTCAGGAAGCAATCGCAAGACATAAAAGGTTTATACCTAAGTCATGGGATATCTTTCACATTCAACCGCCCTATGCTGGAGGTATCTATTCTTTAAAGTCTGCCAAGGATTACAATGCAGTCTTGACAAATCCATCTTTCTGGCAGGGATGCCGGTATGATCGAGTGCTAATATTTCAGCATGATTCGGGATTGCTTAAAGAAGGCATTGAGGACTTTATAGAATGGGATTTTATAGGGTCGTGGATTAAAAATATACCAGGCTGCATGAATGGAGGTTTAAGCATACGCAATCCAAAACTTATGTATGAGATTTGCTCAAAGCATCGGTATAAAGGAATGGCAGTACATGGGAATGAGGATATTTACTTTTGTAATAAGATGCGAGAATTAGGCTATAAGTTACCTGATAAGGCAACGTGCAATCAGTTTGCCGTTGAAACAGAGTTTGAATATGGCTCAGTAGGTTATCACGCCATAGATAAGTATCATAAAA